CGACAATAAGAAACTCAACAGACTGACTAAAACAGTCAACAGCTTCGCTAAAGCCGCCCAATGCCACATTCGCAAATACGCTAAAGATGGCAAAGCCCATCGCGTAATTACTCAATTATCATTCTTTTAAGAATTCAGGAATAGGAAAAACTCATGCAATACCAAGCCATGTTAGAAGACCTCAAATACGATGACCGCATCTTAATTATCGGCGATGACTCCCCTAAAGAGTTTCTCCGACAATTGCTCAATGCCATCGCCCCCGATACACCTTGGACAATCACCGCATTCACTTTTTGGGATGACGAAAGAACCGTCATCGCAAGAGATGAAGGAAGGTCGGCAAAAAACTCCGTTTTCCTAGCCTTGCAAGAGTTAGACCTTCTTATGCCCAAGTATCCTCTCCTCGTCCAAATCCAATACGGCTATGCATGTTACACGGCCACAGTCGTTGCAAAAGATGCCAACGACTTTATGCGCCAACTTCGTGCTATCCAAGCAAGCACCGTTAGCGTTGTTCAAGTTAACAACTATTGTTGGCAACAAGAAGATGGCACCGTCGAATTCGTTGAAGGCTTCGACGCATCTTTCAACCTAATGAAAGCCATTACGTCTTAAATGCTCGGGAGCAAGCACAAATGCTCCCAATAAATCTTATCCATCTTTTACCTATCTTTAAGGAGATAATCATGACTTTTTTACAAGTACAAGGAATCGGCAATTTAGGCAATGATCCAGAAATGCGCTATCTACAAGATGGTACGCCCGTCACTAATTTCTCTATGGCCGTTAATCGGAAATGGAATGATGCCCAGGGCAACAAGCAAGAAGAAACCACTTGGTTGCGTATCAGCGTTTGGGGACGTATGGCCGAAACTTGCAACCAGTACCTTGAAAAAGGCAAACAAGTTCACGTCATCGGCCGTTTGCGAAGCGAAAACGGCTCTCCTCGCATTTTCACCCGTCAAGACGGTTCCGCTGGCGCGTCGTTTGAAGTGACCGCCGAGAAAATTCACTTTTTGAACAGCGCGAATGGTGGCAGCTATCAAACCTCTCAAGGGCAAGCTGGGCAAGAAGAGGACGACATTCCTTTCTAGTCATTCTTGTAAAACAAAGAACGGCCGAGCAATTGCTTGCTCGGCCATTCTTTATCCGTGACAACAAAAAAGTCACGGAAAACGTGAATCACCGTGACTTTTCTGCTTTTACCTCACCATCATAAATAGGAGGCGATATGCCTAAGAATATAACACAAACAGAATTCGTTTACAACCCCCATGTGCCTCAGTATGAATTAATCCAAAATGGCGAAATTGTTGACACCCGAGCAACCAGTCTATTCACTGAACATTTGTATGCTTGGAAATGCGCCCAGTCGTATCCCATTCTGGCCGGACGGCTTTGGAAAGCCGCCGCAATCATCAGGGCAGGAGCCATTGATGCTTGTAAGCCGAATCCGGCTAGTTTTAGCCGTCATCTACTAGCCAGAATAGAAACAATCAGTCGGCCGGAACCCTACTCGATTTTACGCAAAGAAAACGGACATGCAGAATGCACCTGCAAGGATGGTCAATCATTCGCGCCTTACATTCATGGTGAACGTCTATGCAAGCATGTGCTGGCATATCGTTTGCTGATGTATTTGCACTCATTAGGTAAAGTGAACATCACTTGGAACACAACGGCTCAAGCACCGATAAATAAAAACGAGCGTTATCGTACTGCTTTTGAATTGCGTCGTGGAATTCGCGCCAAGGGGCGAGAATTCGACACAACAAAAGAACATGTTCCTGTTCGCCGACGAGGAATAAGACCATGAACGAAGAAAAGCGATACTTAATCACTAAGGTGTTAGCTAACACCACAAAAGCAGGAAAGCCCATCGTGCAGCTATTCGCCGGAGGCGAACATTCTCGATTGGCTTACCCTGTTTTGTCATTATTCGATCCAGCCATGTTGTTGCAAGTAGGAGTCAATCCTGAAAAATTGCCCGAGCATTGTGCGTTTTACGCTTATTACACTGAAAGCGAAAAAACGAATGCAAAAGGCAATCCCTACAAGGACATCATCCGTTTGGAGTCGGCCGTGGCAACTGGCACCACCAATGCAACCAGTTACGATCCGGCCATCCACAAAACTTTAGAGCAAATCAATGCTAAGTTAGATTTTCTAGTAGAGCAGGTAACTGGGAAAAATGCACCAGAGCAGAAACCCGTCATCAACTCGATTCCTAAGAGTCTCCAGTTTTCTGACGGAAAAGAAATTCCTGAACGAATGCACACAATGTTTAAAATGGGTATTAGTCTGCATGGAGACGGCTGGAATCCTTCGGCGACGGAGTTTTACACATGGGCGAACAGTTCAGCAATAGCAACCTAAGAGAATCAGGCTCCTCGGAGCAGGGTATTCTCCATTTATTTCTAGCTTTTAGGAGCCAGAACATTGCAAGCGCCCCTCTGCTTTGGCCGCGTTCAGTCCCCAATGCCGTCTGAACAATGTTCTGTAACACATACTGCGGCCGGAGCAGCTGCACCGGCCGCAATATGTTACAAATTGCGATGCAATTGGTAACAGTTATCCACCTTCAGATCTTCGGCCGCCAACCTGGCCACCAGTAAACGTTACATAGGAGAGTGTCATGAGCTATTTAAAATATCGGGTACGCGACGATTTTACAATTCATCTTGGTCAATTCCGCACACATGTACCAACATTTGTGCCACATGAATCCAAATCTACAATTGTCGCCATGCAAATGATTGGTGATGCTGCTCGTGTTAATTCCAATTGGGCATCTCTGATGCATGGAGGAAGCCAGCACTCAATCAACACCTGCGCCGTGAAATTAGGAGGTAGTAAAGATTTCTTAAAAATGACCGCTGTCTTGCCATGTGGCTGGAAAGAAATGTGGTTAATTAACAAACAAGCCAGCTACAAAAGCATGGAGCCAGGAAAGGGGTATTTTTACTTACTCGGTGATGGGGAAGAGATGATACCTCGGAATTTCTATCTGATGTTAGACAAGGCGTTGCCGTTGCCACTACGTTCTAAATTTGAATGGATTTTGTACCTGTGGGAGCATGGACGAAAACAGCGATACATCACGCAAACATCAATATACGACAGTATTGGATTAGGTGCATGGTACGTCATCACAGACACGGACAAGTGGGCAAGACTGCTGTCAAGTGGATTGAATAGCAATGCTCTTAGCTTTTAGGAGAGAATTATGTCACGATTACAAAATGTAAAGAAAGCGGGATATTACCCGCTTCCACCGGAAATAACAGAATTGATTGCCTCGCATGTTCAGCCACAGCCAGGAGTCAGAATGCTAGACCCTTGCGCTGGTGGTGGAGCAGCAATCACCCGATTAGCAAATTGCATTCAAGGAAACCCGTATGCAATTGAGATTCACAAAGAACGTGCCGAAAGTACACAAAAGATGCTTGCTCAATTTCTGGACGAAACTGAGCAAAACGACAATAAAACGCACGTTTTAAATGAATCTTATTTTAATGCCACAGTTAGCTCAGATGGGTTTGGCATGTTGTACGAGAACCCGCCGTACCTGTGGCTCGACGAGCATCTCGGCCGAGCCGAGCATACTTGGCTCGTCCACACTCGCAAATGGTTGCAAGAGTTTGGACTGTTGGTATGGGTTGTGCCACACCATATGCTGACCAGAAAGAAAACGGTTCGTTATCTGACATCTTGGTTCAATACTATTCAAGTGTATCGTTTTCCTGATCCATTTTACGAGCAATTTAATCAGGTTGTTGTCTTTGGTCTAAGAAACAAAAAGTCAGGCATCCCAACGGCTGACAAAGTGAATTTATTGCTCGAAATCGGAGAGAAAGGCGAAGCATGGGAAGTATTAAAGACGGGAGAAAACGAGTACAAATTGCCTAAGAAGGCAATTGTGCCAGACTCCTCGTTTAAATTTCAGGGCATGTTTATCAATCCTGCGGATGCATTAGCCGAAGCACGGAAACATGGAGTAGTCAACTCTGATTCCTATCAGACACATCTTCATCCAACTGAAATACATTCAGTTTTGCGTCCATTGACCCCGATGAAAATCGGCCACTTGGTCGGAACCATCGCGGCCGGACATTTGAACAATCAGATATTGCAAGAAGGCAATATCCGACTGCTTATCAAAGGTCAATCGCACAAGAAGTTCGTTGTCACTCAAACGACGGAACCAAGAGAAAACGGCCGTGCAGAAGTTAAGCGAACTACTGAGCAGGTGGATACGCGCATCACGACCATAGACAATGAGGGCAAAATCACGCAGCATGAAGGAGCAGCACTTCATCCATTTTTGGAAAAATGGATCGGTCATTTGACTGCAATAATCAAAGATGATTATCCACCCAAATACAACTTTGATTTTAATGGGTTTGGGAAAACCATTAAAAAACTCAATCCTCATAGACTCATTCCCCTGGTCGGGAAACCAGGACTCTTACCTGCTCAAGCCCATGCTGTAGCCGCAGCCGCCACCCGACTCAAGACTCGCCGCGAGGTTATCGTCGTGGGAGAGATGGGAACCGGAAAGACCTTGATTGGCCCAGGCATTGCCGCAGCACTGCACGGTTCAGGCAAGCGAATGAATCACATTCTCGTTCTATGTCCACCACATCTCGTAAATAAATGGATACGAGAAATTAAGCATGTATGGCCTGTCGCCAAAACTATCAAGCTAAATTCAATTAGTGACGTAGACCGTTGGATGAAAGCAGACGGTATAATCTTTGGTATCCTAAAGGAAACCAAAAGTCGAAGCGGGTCAGGATGGGAACATGCCCTAGATTGGTGTGGCTCGGCCACATTTGAACGAACATCACCGAAAGGAGGAATCAAGCCAACAAGATTGTCTCGATTCCATTTAGGAACACCTGCGTCAAATGGCAAGCCTCATATTCCGGCAGAAAAATGGAACCAATACACGAATGCACGAGCATTGCGTTGTCCAGATTGCGGCACAAGACAATACTGGCGAGACACGTTGCTTCAACCAGGAGACTTGAAAAGCAATCGCGTAAAATGCCACAAATGCAAATCGCCTCTTTATCAAGATATTCGAGACAAACGAGGCAATAATGCACGGTACCCGTTGGCTACCTACATTAATCGCAAGTACAAACGGTATGTTGATTTGCTAATTGCTGACGAGTGTCATCAATTCAAAGGAACAGATTCAGATCGTGGTTATGCGTTTCATCGTCTATGTGTCGCCGCCAGAAAAATAGTCCTTTTAACTGGCACGATTTACGGAGGAAAAGCGTCAACACTTTTCCATTTGTTCCATCGTGCGATTCCACAAATGGCCGAAGAGTACCAGAAAACAGAAGTCAAAAAGTGGGTGGCTAAATACGGGATTCTGCAAAGCGTCGAAACCACTACGTTCTCAGAAGAACATAGTGGATCAGGAAATGTCAAGAGCCGAACTACTGTCAAAGAACTGCCAGGAGGCAGTCCTTCAATGATGTATTGGCTCTTGAACAGAGGCATCTTTGTATCGCTCAGAGATATGGGATTTGCACTTCCCACTTACGAAGAAATACCCATTTCTGTAGGCATGACTCCAGAAATGGAAGCCGTTTACAGTTCGTTTGCAAACAGTCTAAAAAACGAACTCAGACAACGACTTATCCGAAAGGATAAATCGTTGCTCGGAGCCTACTTACAGGCTTTACTAACATGGCCGGACGCGCCTTGGCGAGTCAGAATTGTCAAAGACCCGAAAGACCCTGACCGAATCATAGCCGCAGCGCAAGCACTTGAATATGGAGCACCATATCCAAAAGAGCAAGCTATCCTGGATTTGATTGCAGAAGAACATGCCGCAGGACGACGTGTTCTCCTGCTTTGCCAGCAGACTGGCACACTCGACATTACTGCCGAGTGGGTGCAAATGATTGAGAATATTGGCCTGAAAGCTGCCGTTCTCAAAGTGGCACCAGACAGACGCGAAGCCTGGATCAAGAAACAGGTTGATAACGACGTAAACGTCCTTATCACCCATCCTCGCAAAGTCGAGACAGGACTCGATTTACTCGATTTTCCAACTATCGTTTGGATGGGAACCGAGTACAGCATTTACACTGTTCTACAGGCCAGCCGACGCTCCTGGCGAATTGGGCAAACAGAGCCAGTCAAAGTTTACTATTATTGTTACGAGAATACTTTGCAGCAAGATGCGCTAATGCTCATTGCGGCTAAAGCAGCCGCAACTTTGCGCGTGAATGGTGATACCATTCCCGACGAATCATTAGCCGAATTGGATGACCTTAGTCAAACTGACATCGAATCAGCATTAGCAAGACTGTTAACCGAAGCACCAGACATCACGGAAAAGATGCAGCGTATTAACAATGAGTATGCCGATGTTCAACAAGATATTTTTGCAGGACATTTTGCTGAATGTACCAGCAAAAAAGAAGCAAAGAAACTGTATCGCGCTCTAGCATTACAGTATCATCCAGATGTGGCAGAATCAGAAATGCCGGACGTGGAAAGTTTGGCCGATGCGTTCAAGAAAGCTAACGAAGAATTCGCAAACGATGAGTCTTACATTGGTTACGAGATGGAAGACATGGAGCCGGAACCGGAGCTAGAACCAGAACCGGAGCCAGAACCAGAGCCGGACATGCCGCCAATTGATTTCGTGCCGAAAGTGCGGCAAACACGACTTGTCTTTGGCCTTACTACAGGCATTCCTCCCAAAAAGAAACGACGCAAAAAGACGGAGGTGACTAATACTCAACTTAGTTTATTCGGATAAGAATATATTTTAGGTCGGGATTTATCCGCAGACGGATGGATCCCGACCCAGGAAAGGAAAATCATGGAATTAACAGCAGCAAGAAAACCACTGAAAGGAGAAAAGAAAGGAACTTTCTTCCCTCCTTTCTTAGGCGAAAATGGTAGTTCATTTTTCCCTCATGAACTAATGTATCGGATAGCCCAAACAAAAAAAGATCAACGAATGACAGCCATTGCTTTGATTGGCTTAGTTATCAATAACGTTCAGACAATAAATATTGTTATCGAGGAATTGATAGTGCTACAGATTTCAACAGATCATTCATTATGGCCTATACACTTACACGATGCTGCCAAGTATCTGGACTTCATAACAGGAAATAAGCACTACGAAGTAGGCGAGAATTTCTTCATTCCATTTAAAATCAGAGAACAATTCGGCAAACTTCCCAAAGATGTCAACTTTAAGATTTACGAACCTTTTTGGTTAGAGCCTATTGAGGATTGGCTAGCAAGAGAAGAAGAAGAATAAGAACCAATAATATTTATTTTGGTTGGGATTCATCCGCAGACGGATAGATCCCAACCCAAGAAAAGAAAAGGACAAGATAATGACCCAAGAAATTACATTCGTTGAATCAGATCAACCAATTCAATATTTAGGTGGTGGTTCATTTGTCGTCAGAATGCCTGACACAGGAGATTATGACCAGCAAAGAGAACATCTTCACAGATATGTGCAACCATCACAACTACGCTTCCATTCAGAAGAAATGCGTCTTAGCATTGTCAGCGAAATAACCTCTGAAACGTTCGCTCACATTGCTATCCACCGATGGGCAATGGTAGGAGAGATGGGTATCATCATCTCATATCCAGATCATTATGCCGAAGTCGTTGACGAACTAAACGAATGGGTTAGCTATGACCCTGATGGAGCCGTCTACTCAGAAAAGACAGTAGATGAGCTTAAAAGGCTGAAATTCTTGATCGAAGTTTGCGACAAGCCTCATTACGTTCTAATCCGACATCCCATTGACCGGATGCGATAATTAACGGCCGTTTCCTGCACCTGTGACCCAGGTGCAGGAAACGCTCAAGGAAAGGAAAGTATTATGGACAAAAGAATACCACTTAAGATTAATGGCAAACTCTATTTCGTGCATTCAAGAGATTTAGTAAAATCTGGCAAGAATCAATCAGAACTCGTACCGATTCAACCACAAGATGAAAGCACTCCACCCGTCAAAATAAGCAGAGCCAGAATACAAGCAAATCTCGCCGCATTAAAAGCCAAACGCGCTAAGCAAGAGAGCCGTGTTAGATTAAGCAATGATTCTCGCAGAGTATTAGCAATGTGGATTCTCGGAATTTGCTGCTTTGCTACATTCTTTATCGCCACATGGTTAACGCTTGGTTGGATAATAAATTAGATAGGAGAACTCATGAACGAAGGACAAGTCGAATTATTATTATCTCTAATATTCCAGTTCCGAGAAGATACGACGTATAAACAATTTGTCAATATATTTGGACGAGAACGTGCAGATGTGTTATGGCCGAGACTAACAGTCACAAGTGACAGAAACGTGTTTTATATGTATCGAAGGATGGAAGATTCAGATGTAGAGAACTTCGCCAGATTTCTGTCCACAGCAAGTCGTGAATATCCGATGTTACCAAAATCGTTGCCAAGAGGTGATTAAGAACCATGAAACAACACAACTCCACAGTCAAAACTATAATCACATGTGAGCTAAAAGGGCTAGCAGCAAAAACAATTCTGAATCTTATCAATTCCCTCGGTGTTGGCCGAGTTGAATTTACACTAATAATTCAAGGCGATATGCTGCGTGACGTTATTCACGACTCAAAAGACAGGATGGGCATGTATGCATTTCTGCATGAGGAAGATGAGCAAGACATCAAAATGGATCAGGACATAGAATGGCTAGAAAGCATAGATTCAAAAGGAATAGATTATTTTATTATCGATCTTCTTGAGTTTGAGCAATAGAATATAGCCATGCAGAAATCGTTATTTCCTAACCTAGTTCAGCCCAAGCGAAAGAAAGCCGTGAAGGTCAAAAAGAAACGCCGCCAGCGTCGGCCGAACAGCCCACGTCAGCGAAAACACGAAAGCTGGCCGGACTTCTCGAAACGATGGAACGAATGGATAGATTTGTATGGAAACAAGATGTCACCCGAATGGGGAAAGCAATGGGCAAAAGTTCGCGAACGTGTGTTCGCTTCGGCAAAACGACATGCAGAGCAGTCGAGAAGAAATATCAAAGAACAAGGCATGATTCAGCCTTTCGCCGATAAACCCTTCGTCTCATGCAATCAAGCCGCGTTAGACTTGCTGGAGCAAGCTAAACGCTATGGAGGTATTCGTAAGATTCCACAACCAGCATGTCAGACATGCCACCACACGCCAAATAACAAGGCCACAGTCGATTGTTTTAATCCGACGAACAGCCGGATTAAAACAATCGCAAGCGTTGAAGCAACGCTCTATCAAAGAATCGGATTCTTTGATTGGCCGCAATCAGAACGCAACATTTCATGCTGCTGTATGCGAGGTGCTGTGCGCCTCGCCAGGATGCTAAAAGCACATGGATATAGAGACATTACTGTGTCTCAATCCATCAAGCAACGACAAGTCGTTGCCGAACAGGTAAAAGCCTGTTGGGAGAAATAAAGATGTTAGCAAAAGAGATAGCAGAACGTCGGCTATCTTCGATTTTCAGCAAGTATAATGCCGACCATGATTTGCACGGAAGCGAAGCCCCACCAATTCCTTGGTACATCGAACAATTAGCAAGTGTCATAGTTGAACTAGCCGAGTGTGTTGATGTATTAGAGGCCAAAATCAAGAGGAACGAAGATGCCAACACCCCTAAAGAATAGACGAGCATTTCCAGGATATGTCGCGATTGTTAACGGCAACGGTTTGGAACCAGGAGATTGGGAGCCGATTTTCGCGCATCCAGATCAACTTGAATGTGTCCGGCTGGGCATGTTCACGTTAATTAATTTACTCATTCTCACAGGAGATAAAGACGACATCATCAGAAAAGCGATGTCGTTTCGCGTTGTAAGACGTGCAACTGCGTCCCAAGAATATAAAATCGAAGACAAAGCCATAGAACTTTTCGATTACACAAAGGATTAGATATATGCCTAGAAAAACTCGTTATTTTGCAATTACCAGTTCCAGGTCTAAACCCAAAAAAGGCGATTGGACACCCTTGCTCTATGCAACTTATTCATATGGCAGAGAAATAGCAATGAAAGAAGGAGCCTCTAAATTGTTTCTAGAATTATGGCAAGGTAAAGCAACTAGTGCGCTATGGAATAAGATGGAGAATTTACAAGTATGCAGCCGTTCGTTTGCAAAGATTTATTTCGGCATTCCATTTGAAGAATTAGATAAGACAGAAGAAGTGACAAGGAGATAATACTTTAACATGTCAAAATATTATGCAGTAACAACAATCAATTTTAGAGCGCTTGGTTATACAACGTTGGGAGAAGGAAACAACGCGAAGGAGTTAAAAGATGAAGCGACAAGAGCAATCGCAGGTGATGAATGGGACAAGCCCAAAAGCATCGAAACGCAAACTCGCCTGATTAATCTTCGGGTTATAACAAAGAAAGAATATCAACAATACAAAAAGGATAAAAAAGTATGATTTTCATTATTGAGATTTCACGGCCATTTCAGGCCAAGCCAGGATATTTTCGCGGAACACTGGATGATGTTCCGAGCCATCGCGCATGGTGGTTATGGTTCACAGTGTCGTATTGCAAGATGCCCTTACACAAGTACACTCAGGCTTTTCGCGATAATAAAGCAGAGTTTATCCACCTGTAACAGATAGTGCCATCGATGAGCTGCTGCCGGCAGTAGTGTGTTACACAAACAGGCAATTTGTGTAACGCAATCTCGCTGAGCGAGGCACGGCCGTCGATTGGTCAATCGACAGCCGTTACAAACAGAAAAGAAAAGGAAAGCACTCATGAATAGATACGCATCATATAAAAGAACTTGCGAACACTGCAACCAGACTTTTCAAGCTGGCCGCAATGATGCAAAGTTCTGTTCGCCAAAATGCCGAACAGCACAACATCGTTTGGATACCAAACGAACTACCGCATTAAAAGAAATGCGCGAAAAATTGGATGCTACGATCATCCAAATGTATGAATCCATTACGCCATCTAAAGATGGTCGTAATCGAATCATCGACATTTGCGTCAAACATGGCATTGTCGCCGTGGAGCAAACAATTCTGGTAGCTTGGGACATCCATCTTGAACTCGGGCTTAAACACGATTACAGAATCAAACAAAAAGAGTCTACTATCAACAGCCTTCATATGTATCGAGAAATGGTCAATGATGTAGAGAAGGCGTTGAATAAGCCGAGAAAAGAACTCGGCCGAAGATAAGAAAGAGCCTACGTTTCTTAATTTTCCAACTGGAAGTTAAGATATAAAAGATGAGTTGTTATAAGCCGCAGCTTGGCTCTTTCAGAGAACAAGATACAATCATCTGACAATTTTATAAATTCCAAAGATTCAGTGATCGGCTGGCATCTTGGGAATTGGAAGCAAAGAGCGTAGGAAACTGCGCTTTTTGTTTTTCTTTGAAGGACACCAAGGGGGGAGTCTGAGTCAAAGTAGACTTGTGCCGCATCATTTGAGGAACCTTTTCCAGGGTGTTGTAGCTCAGACGAGCAAAACGGTTCACTCCCGTTCTCAGCGTTTTCGGGCGCACGGCCAAACGACCTCCCGGTCTAGTTTGTTTGGCCTAAGAGAATTTCCCTTTGGCTGCAAGACTGAGGGAGTTGGTTTCTCTTTATAGCAATTGAGTAGAGAGAAGAACGGCATCGCGACCTCTCGGTCTTGATTGCGATGCCTACGCTCCACGCCGCTGTGACGCTCACTCAATCGCCGTTCGACGGCTCAGAACGTTGGTAGGGTAGGGCGATATATTTGACAGACATGGATCACCTGTGTTATTTTAAATAGTGACCGATGCGTATTAGCATCCGATGCTATCCCGGCATCCTACCCTGAAAAAGACAGCTTAGTCGATTCCGTAACTGGTTCGGCCAAGCTGTTTTTTTGTCCCTTTCTTCGCGTAGTCGTCTAGACAGCATTCTAATCACAGGAGTTTCCTGATTAGAAAAATAAAACCGGACTATTTATAGACTATGGTTACAGAGCAATTTGACATAACAGAAGAAGAATCAGCACCGCAGCACTGGATAATCACAGCCTCAGATGAATTGTGCCGATTAGATACGGCACTTAAGCAAAGCACAGCAATCGCAATTGCTGAAAACAAGATGCTAGGACACGCAACAGACACCGCCGAATTTTGGCACAGACTCGATGTGTGCGCTCGATCTACTTATAACAAGTGGAAAAAAGACGACCCGATTTGGCAAGAGGTTTTAGATAATGTCATCTTGTTAGCAATGAAGCACAGAACTATCAAGGCATTAGAAGGTGTGGACGAAGCCGCGACCTTGTTACAGATAAACGCCCCAGCTTTCGCCCAGGCTGTTATTCAAATCGCACAAGGTGGTTATGGAGTCAAGCCCAGCACCCAGCTACAAGCCGCCTTTGGCGGTCTTGATAGAGCTTCGGTATTAACGGCCGACAAGACAAATCATGGCGATGTAATCGTCAATATGGACGATTACAAGAAGAACCAAGATGCAGCCGAGAAAGAACTCGCCGAATGGGAGCAAGAACAAGATGCTTAGAGCCGAGAAGCATCGCACCTCAATCGAGCAAGTGAAGTGTGATAGGTCTGCACGGTATTTCATTCATACTTATTGTATGATTGAAGAACCAAAGCTGGACACAACGGAATGGATTCCGTTTCATCTTTGGCCGTTTCAGACCGACACACTCAGAATCTTAATCGACGACGATAAGATTCTGATTTTAAAAGCACGTCAGTTGGGACTGACGTGGCTTGTTGTCGCTGTCGCTCTGCATCTGATGCTCTTCACGGCCGGAGCCGTGATTCTCATTTTCTCGGCCGGAGATACAGCCGCCGTCAATTTCCTCGAACGCATCAAAGGGATGCACACAAGATTGCCAGAGTGGTTACAATCTAGCATTGTAACCGATAATGACCATGAGTTAGAACTCGGCAACGGAAGCCGAGCAAGGTCATTCGCAAGCACCAAGAAAGCTGGTCGCTCGTTTACAGGAACTATGGCAATCCTAGATGAAGCAGATTGGATTGAATGGTTCAAGCAAGTAATGAACGCCGTGAAGCCAACTATCGACAATGGTGGCAAGATGGTGATGCTCTCATCACCAGACAAAGACAAACCCCACTCCCCTTTTAAGAATCTATGGAGAAATGCACAAGAGTCAGCATCTAGTTACACGCCCGTTTTCCTGTCCTGGCAAGTACACCCGCATCGAGATGACGAATGGTATCAGCAACAAATCGCCGATGCTGAAACCATTGATGATGTGCATCAAGAATACCCATCATCACCAGAGGAAGCCCTTAGTGGCCGCGCATCTAGCAAGCGTTTCAATTCAGAATGGATAGATAATTGTCGCGGAGACGCGACTCCTATCTATCCCGAAGATGTGCCAGCCATTCCTGGCTTAACAATTTACAGACAGTATGCAGCGACCAGAACCTACGCCATTTCTGTAGATACATGTGAAGGCGACCCAACCAGTGACCCGTCACCAGCGACTGTCTTTTGCATTGAAACCTGGGAAGAAGTAGCTCATCTCTTCGGCCGATTTGAGCCGGACACATTGGCCGGATACATTCAACAAATAGGCTATTACTACGGAGAAGCCGTTCTCTGTGTCGAACGAAATAATCACGGCCATGCCGTGCATCTCGCTTTGCATCGAGATGATTATCCAAACATCTACCAGAATCCACATGACGACAAAGACGGATGGTTGTCGTCTTCCAAGTACAAGACGCTAGCAGTCAATAACGCCGCCACCTGCTTAAAAGCAGGTGATTGTGTGATTCACACACAAGCAACTCGTGTCGAGTTGCTTGCAATTGATGCCAGCACATTGGCCGCGCCAAGCGGTGGCACGGATGACCGTGCTATGACTTTAATCATAGGCTTGGCAATGTTAAGATGGCCTTCGGCCGCACAGCAAAACCGAGGAGGTTTTGCTGTCAAATATTAAGATGTAATTATGGTTACTCCAATTTTTTTCGATACAGAATTCACTGGTCTACACCAAGAAACAACGTTGATCAGCATAGGTCTTGTCGCAGACGACAGAACCTTTTACGCAGAACTCAACGACTACGACGAAGAGCAACTCGACTTATGGTTACTAGAACATGTGATTAGCAACTTGAAGTTTGACCCGCCGATTGAAGGGCAACAAGAACATTCTATGGTCACTCGTAGCCAGAACAATCCAATCGGCAACAACATCTATCAGGGATATTCCATAGAATTGCGCTGTGATACTCAGGGCTTAAAAGAAGCTCTGACACGATGGCTTTCACAATTCGATAATGTCGAATTGTGGTCAGACTGTCTAGCTTATGATTGGGTGTTGTTCAATCAGATATGGGGACATGCCTTCAACATTCCTGAAAACATATCTTACATCCCCTATGACATTTGCACATTATTTAAGATACGCGGCATTGATGCAGACATCAACCGAGAAGAATTCGGGCTAACCAGCTTAAGCAGCTGGACACCCGACCCATCACAATGGGAAAAACATAACGCTCTTTGGGATGCACGAGTTATCAAAGCTTGCTATCAGAAGTTAGTATTACCAACTGAGTTGTAACACATAGCACCTGGCAGCTGCGCCTGCCGGCGACTATATGTTACTCATTGTATGAATAACTGTAACGCAAACTTTCTGCAGAACCGTCGGCCGCCGACGTGGCCACGAATAAGCGTTACACGGAGCATTACATGGAAGAAAGTGAATTTCAAGAACCAAGCATAGGCGAAGAAGAATTGCAAATAGATCGGCTCTACAAGGAACTGGACGCTTTGCCATCCGATAATCCACGAGCATCAATCCTATTAAAGGAAACAGTGTTTATAGATGAACATCCAGAATGGTACGAAAACGCATGTCTATGCATTCTGTGTAGGAGCTATGGATAATGATTCTTCCCAATCAGATCAATTTGGCCGAGATAGCATTCTTGCAGCATCAAGTGGCAGAAGAGCAAGAAACTCAAGCGCGAATCATCAAAGCAAGAGCGTTGCAAGAAGGGTACTTCGATTCAACATTAGCCACTGCAACACAGAACAAGCTAATCGGAGGAACGGCCGATGACATCTCGGGAGTTAACATGTGCCTCATTGCCAATCGCACGTTAGTGCGACGTGTCAATGTCACTGAAATGACCAGCCCTGATGAAGCACTTGCTTCATGGATGCAAAGCGTATGGTCATTTAATCAGTTAAATTCGATACAGCGAGAACTGCATCGAATGGCACAAAGAGATGGTGTTTCGTTCGCAATCGTAGATTATGATCTATCGGCTAATCGGCCGTATGAAGAAGGAGCAAAAGGAATGCCAGTCATTACCGTTCACGAACGGTATACAGACCCATCTATCGCCGTGTTCGGCGAGACTGGCAACGGAGAAGGATGCAAGGCTCATTGGAGAAACAATGACCCTAATCAGCATTTGGAAATGGTTTCCAAACGCTGGGTACAGACAGTCTACGAAGATGGTGAACCCATCACCAGCCAACGGATGACTCTATACATTAATAAGCAGCCGGAGATTGCCGCTAGAATCGAGAAATTCATCATCGACGATGATGGCGCGTGGGCAGAACACACCGATCAGATTGTCGATGAAAGCGGCAATTTAACAGACGAAGAGTGGCCGATTTGGTGGACAATCGACCAGACCGAAGCAGGAGAATCCATGGAGATTCCCGTCGCCGTTTTCAGAAACGAATCAACAGCGCCAGGAGAACGCAGCATTTGGGGATTACAGGCAGGCATGGATCAGTTTTGGTCAATGCTACTAGGGACTGGCAGTGTCACAGCCCATCAATTGTTAGTTGCCATTGGATTCTACCCAACAACGGACGGGAAAGTACCAGCCGATGACGGGAGTAATCTCATGGAGATTAGCCCCCGTCAAATACTTGGAACCGCAGTTCCAAAAACAAAAGCGGACATGAAAGCCCTTCCCCCTGCTGACCTGCGGCCAATCATTGATGGCATTGATAAGATAGCCATGATGACAGCCTTAGTCGCAGGATTGCCGTTAAAGAACTTCGTCTTTACACGACAAGTTTCTAGTGGCAAGGCATTGCAGTATGGCGAAGTTGAGTTATTGGCTTCAGCCAATGAACTCATCGACAGATTCGAGCCGACCTGGGTCAAGATTTTCACGCTTGCTCGGCAGCAAGCACTTATCTTTGGCTCAGAATCTTGGAGTACCGATTCTGTCATTGCTGTGCAATGGTCGCCAACAGAGTTGGTTAACCAAGATGTCAGAATCGACGACGTTTCCGGCCGACAGTTGGCCGGAGTCGATGACGATAGCATCAAGCGTGATGTGTATGGCTACACTCAAGCAGAGATTGATGCTATGCCAGCCAGCGATGGCGAAGCCGCCACTGGCAGCACAGAAGAAACGAGCAGCGAGGAGCCTGACGATGCCTAACTTTGAAGATTTTTATGTGCGCGTTGGCGCACTTAACTACAAGGTTACAGAAACCAAAGATTTAAAAGACAAGGATGGTGTAAAGCTATTAGGACAAGTCACGTATCAGAATCAGATACTTGAAATAAGCGACGCCCAATCAGAACAACAAAAACCGTTCACGCTTTTCCATGAAATTCTTCATGCCATCTTTGACCAGTATGGAACCGAACAGCCAAGCGAGGCATTCATCGACCTGCTTACATACACGATTCCTTCGCTCTTGCGTGAAAATCCAACTTTGTTGGATGCCTTACTAGGCAGAAGAACGGACAATCCTTTCAACGATTCAAACTAACTTATCCGTAGAACGGCTCTGGTGAGCCGATTCTCATAAAATCAAGGAGATTTGACGAGATGTCAGGAACAGAGAAGCTGGAGACAGCACAAAACAAGAACAGCGATGAATCAGAAGCAGAAGCAGCCGCTAGTGCAGCCGCATCTGCCCAAACAACATCTTCTGATGAGACATCAGAAGCTAGTACCGATTCATCATCAGAGTTGGAGAAGCAAATCACAGCACTGCAAGCACAACTAAGCGAAGTCAACAAAGAATCCGCTGGTCGTCGTCATAAACTCAAAGAGTATGAAGATGCAGCAAGTGCCGCCGAACTGGAAAAGATGGGAGAAGTCGAGAGACTAACAACCCAGCTAGTAACCGCACAATCCGAGGCCGAGAAGGTTGAGGCATTAACGACGCAAGTCACCAGTTACCAAGAGGCTGTGACCGCTTTTGTTGAAGATTTACAAAAGCAATTAGACATTCCCGATCATATCAAGTCATTACTTGAAGAGAAGGATGCTTTAGCCCAACTCAACTATCTTACTAAGAACCGTGAAGCGTTTGCTTCACCTAACCCACCACCTACTAAACCGAACATCAATAGTGCCGCAAAAGGTGGGAAAAGCACACAAGCCGAGACAGATGAAGCGCGAAAGAAACGATTAAGAGGTCGCCTTCCTAGTCTCAGGAGATAATTATGGCAGAAATTACTGTAGTACCTGCTAATGTTGCAGCGTCCCCCGCCTCAATGGTGGAACGCGGCATACTTGGCGTAGCCGCAAATGTCGGCGATTGGCTCTATTTAGATGGAGCAAACGGGTGGAAGAAAGCACTAGCCAATGCTGTAGCAACGGCCGATGCTAAAGCCCTTTTAATTGGTGGAGGTATTTTAGGAACAGCCTATCCTATCGGCGCAAACGTAGAACTTTGTTTCTATGGACTCGTCGAATGGGGTTCAGGTATGACCCCTGGTGGCTTAGTTTATGTTTCTCCCGACACAGCAGGGAAAGGCGATCAGACTCTCACTTCAACGTCCACAGAAGTTCCGTTCATTGCAGGTTGGGCATACTCAGCAACTCAGGTGTTCGTAGCACCGCAAAGCGCGATAGGAGTAGCCATCGTTTAGTCACTGTTTAAGTTTTACTTAAACAGTTTCCGCTAATCGAAAAGGAACTAATTATGACTATTCAAATTCATGATCTAAAACATTTAAGTCTGCCTCCAGGATGGGATGGAGACGAGTTGCTTCGCCTCTCGTTAGTAGATGGGACAACCTATGAAGATGTCGTCAGCGACATCGAGGCCGCATTAGGAATCGCAGAAGAAAACGTCGGGAAAAGCTATCTCGCAAACCTGACATATAACAGCGATGTCACCGAGCTAGAGTATCCTAGTGGTCAAACCGTTGGTTTTGAACGAGCGACAGAACGCGCTCTTGGCGGTGGCCGTCGCGCCTCAACCGTTGGGCATATGCTGCCGTTAACCGATTGGGATTATCAGTTCTATTGGACGCAGAAGTTTCTAAAGCAAGCCCGTCGATCACAGATTGACGCGGACATTGATGCTCTGATTCAAAATGCAGAGGAACTATCATATCAACAAACGTTGACACGCCTGTTCAAGATGGAAGAGGAAACAGGTAACTACTACGGCCTGGGGACAGGCACATCTGTGCCGTTCTGTGATGGTGGAGCAGGTGCGATTGCCTACACGCCGCGAAAAAACGCAGCCCGGGGCAAGTCCTTCTTAGCCACACATGATCATTATCTACGCCTGAATGGTATTACGCAGGTGATTTTAGACCAAGCTGTTGACCATCTTTGGGAACATGGCATTGATGGGCCATACGAGCTAATCATCGCAGAAGCAGACATCACAGCATGGACTACCGTCGCTAATGTTACAGGCTATGTTGAGCGACCAGACCCTAGCGTCATGTACGGAGGAGCCAGCGAGAATCTAGCCAACGTAGGAGATATGTACATTGGTGGTGTGAAATGTAAAAATGGATTCTGCCATCTGTACGCATCTGGCCGAATTCCTACAACTTATTGGGCAGTTACAAAGTCGTATGGCGCAAACGACCCCAACAATCCGCTAGCCATTCGTGGCTCGTTCACTCCTGGCGTAAATGTCTCGCTCGTAGGAGCATATCCGTTGCAAGGCGCAACGCCTATCGTAGAATTTGGTGTTGGTGTTGGCCGTAGTCGTGAGGCCGCCGTTCTGGTTCGGAACGATACTACTGGCGATTACACGACTCCAACAATTACTTAGGCCATCTTATTGGCACTTTTCTTTTCTGTTAGGCGATTGCAAGCCATAAATTGCAATCGCCTACAGAAGGAATTTAGGAGTTAAAATGACAACAAGTCAGCCTTCCATAAAACTACCCGATGGACGTGTGTTTATAGCAACATCGGCAGGACTGCCAAACAGTTGTTCGATTACTGGTGAACCTATTCTTGATGAATACTGGTATGCAGAAAACGAAGACGCAGCCAGAGCAGGACAAGGAATAGAGATGCAATTCTTCTTAGAATCTTTGTTGCACGAAGCAGACACAAGCATTGATGAATCGCACGAAGAACCAATGTCTCTTTCTCTGATTGATGGAATCGGCGACGGAACTGTCGAAAAGCTGAATAGTGCCGACATCTACACCCTTCGAGAATTGGCCGGAGCATCTCCAGAGATGCTAGCAGCCATGTTGAAAACCAACACGACTCGCGTTCAGAATTGGATAGAGCAAGCAAGCACTCTACTCTCAGACGAAGAGGAATGAAATGACATTCACCTATGATGTTGAAGCAATCGGGAATGAGCTAGTGATTGCGAAGTTACGGCTTAGAATTGGAGACACCATCCAAGACTCTGGTGCTAGGCCAAGTGGCCTAAACTATTCGGACGAAGAGTTGCTCCTTGCTTATTCTGAGGAAGTCTCTGACCTTGGACGCACACATGCGTATCTATGCGAAACGTTAGCCGCCGAGTGGAGCAAGAACACGCTCACTTGGCGACTCGGCCAAGAATCCGAGTCAGCACGACAAGCGAAGGAGTTTCGGGAACTAGCCAAGACGCTAAGAACTCGTCATGGCTATACTGAAACTGGTGGACAAGCGGACAACGCTAAATCAGGATTCAGCATCGGAGTAAAACGCGCATGACTCGAATTGCCATGACATCGGAATTTACTGCTGTAAATCCCGCAACCGCCGACGCAGCCGCCGCCGCAACTATCATCGTGCCTGTGCCTTGCACAGCCCCCCACCCTATCGGCTCAAAAGCAGCCGATATGTTTGAACTTCAAAGCATCTTCCAGATGTTTGAAATTTACACAGAAGCATCGTCGATTAATCGGGGCGACATCGTAACCATTGACACAATCAAGTACACAGTCATGGCAATTCCGAGAAAGTGGGAGAATCGCAGAAAACCAACTCTTTACCATGTGCCTCTCCAGCAAAGGAAAGAACGAGCATGACAAATCTAATCCCTATTGAGTTAGAGTTATACATGGCTCAACAGCACTCTATCATGACCGAGTTGCTAGCAGTTACTCGCATGGCCGTGAACGACAGTGACGACATAAGAAAAAAAACGGAGATGGACATGGCCGTGGCTGCAACTTTGTTTGCATCATCACTAACGCCTGTTCGATCAGGAAGTCTCGCGACCAGTCACGAGGTTATTCAGACACATGAAACATATGTCCATATCTCTCTATCAGCCGTTAATCCATTTAGCCCTGAAAATCCGGCCGAATATGGGCCAGATATTCACGCAATGGGAGGAACGTCACGAAGCGGTCATATCCGAGCGTTCTACGATCAGACAATCATAGAACATGGCGAGGAAATACTCGACATAGGTGAAGAAAGTTTGGTAAACACATTACAGGTATTCACTTAAATGCCCACAACAAACGCGATTAAAACAATCCTATTCACCAGCATCAAACAATGGTTCGTAGACGCTGCCGCTGGCAGCACCTACGTTTGTCCTATTGATGCTGAAAACGTACTCGATCATGCTACCACACCAGATGAAGATGGTGGTGCAAATTGGTGCATCCTGGCGACCAAGCCTACTTACTACCAGGATCATAGCATGGATTCTAAGCGACTTGTGTCTCGTTTTGACATACATCTATTCAGTCGTTTTGACATTGAAATCGAGGCATCAAAAGCCGCCGCCGAAACTTGGCTTAATGATGCCGAAGAAATGATAATCGAAGCCATTACAAGCGAACCTGCCAACCCAAGCAATTGGTTTAGCATCATGCCCGAGCAAGTTCCCGTTCGTAATGGGATGCACGAGTTTTGGCAGAAATACCAAGTCTCTACAATTCTCGTTTTAGTAAGGAAAAAGTAAATGACTCAAAAATTTGACCCAAACGCATCATATTGTGTAACTGCTGGAAATGTCCGAGTACAAGGTGCTGTAAACAAAACATTTTCATCGGCAAGTGTCGATGAAAAGGGAAAGAAACAAACCTTTAAACTCAGCCATTTAGATGAGCCAGCTATTGCGTTTCTCGTTATGGAACGTCGATGTATCATGCTCCATTCTGAGTGGCTTAAGACAAACGAAGGAAAAGCTGGAGGCAAATAAGCAAGGCATCGCAAGCACCCCCGCTTCGCGCCGCGTTCAGTCCCCAATGCCGTCTGAACGATGCCTAACATGTAACAGATATTGCGCCAGGCGCAGCTGCACCAGCCGCAATATGTTACAAATTACAATGTAATTCGTAACGGTTATCAACCGGTGGATCTTCGGCCGAAGATGCCTCCGCCAATAAGCGTTACAATTCAGGAGAATAATATTATGCCAGAAACACAAGAAGCCATCATAGGTGAAGGCTTTAAAATAGAACTAAAATTAACTGCGGCAATGGCCGCACTAGCAAGCATGGCTCTAATTGCTCCAGAAACCATTGACATTTCATCTGTAGTTAAAGTTATGGGTGGTGGAGGATTAACCCGAGCCGTTGCCAAAGACTTCGCCTTTGGTGGACAAGCAGCCGTTCAAGCGTATAGCAAGCATCTCGTGCAAGGTGATATTACGTTTCAATGTTTTTACACAAATGGACAAGAAAGCTTTGGGACTGACACCGTTGATTTGTATACGTTCTTACGAGAATTAGCAAAGTACACCACAACCGATCTGCCCTTACAGTTTGTTTTTTCACCTGCTGGAGGAGCGACTGGCGACATGCAATACACATCCTCGGCCACAAAATCATTCATAACTGGCTTAACCGATCCTATCGGCGATGCCGCTGCCGCTGGATTCATCATGATAACGTTCACCATGTCCACTCCCGATTTAACGGAGGCTGTAGTTGCATAATGAGTAAAAAGAAATCAGGCAAACTTAAAGGTGTAAAAAAGCAAAACTTATCCGTACCTATTCCCAAAGCCAAAAAGGGCTTTGTTAATTTAGCTGCACCAGAAGGTTTGTCTGGTTTTATCACTGTTCCAAATCCCGAGCGACATGCAACTATGAAGGAATTCAATCATTTTGAACTTCGACAAAGAGACAGAACTCCAGAAGTTTTAAGAGAAAGTGGTACATTCAATCAGCTTTGGACTCGTTCTGTTTTTTGCACCTTTCATCTGGACGATTTCAAGGTCACGGATAAGCGATTACTCAGCATGAATTATCCTGGCAATTTAGCTTATTTCGTGTGGGATCATACCGAGCAATTCATAAATCGCGTTGTTGAATCTTCCGTTGACGGAACCTTCAACAACGACGAAGATAAAGACCTACCCACCCTGCCAGAAGCAAAGCCAGGATGGGTAAACATTCGAGCGCCAGCCGACATGAAGGGATACATCACCACACCAGACCCCGAGCGACCCGCAACCATGAAGGAAATGAATGCGTATTTTATTCGTATGCGGAAAATGCCTAAAGAAGTCGCTGCTCAAGGCTCGTCATTTCAGGATTTTTGGACAAGATATAAGTTGGTTACATTTCATTTAGACGATTGGAAGTTAGATCAGGAAGAACTCTTCGAGATGAAGTATCCAGCGGCTCTTGCCGCCGTCGTCTACACTCAAACAGAAAAGTTTGTTAGGAGAGCCACCTCAACAAAAAAGTTTCGTGGCAAGTAGTTGACCACTTTCAAGCGGCAAGACCAATGCCGTGGACGTGGGAATTATGCGCCTATTGCATGGATTTAAACACCGGAACTTTTCTGAATTGGCCGATGGGTGGTAGTTACGAAAAAAACAAGCATTATTTACCATTAATGTACAGCACATGGCGAACTTGGGAGCATTGGCTAAGAACACGCAATCCCAAACGAGAATGGACGTATTCGGACATGTTGTACGAAGAATGGCTAATGCAAGACCGACCAAAAATTAGGAAAATAACGCAAGCCCAAGAGTGGGCAAGAGAAAATGGTTATGGCTGACAGAGAACTTAGGATAGTCTCGAAATCGGAACATAAGGGAAGTGGGCTAAAGCAACTAAATACGGATTTAGATAAGACCACAACCGCAATCAAAGATGTCACTGAATCTATCAAAGATTTGCCTGTCGTTGATGAACGTGTGCCTGAGAGTTTCCAGGAACTTAATGACAAAGCCGAAGAAAGCAACGATACATTCACTCAATTATCAGGGACAGCCGAAGATTTAGAACGCTCCATCAAAGATATTGGCATGGAGCTAACCCACGCCGAAGATGCTTGGCAAGATGCCAACAAGCATACCATTGCGCTCAAGAAAGAATTCAAAGAGCTAAGACAAGAGTCTGGCACCACAAAACAAGAACTGGCAGAGATGAGCCAGAAAATTCGGGAATCCGAAGATGCCGAGCAAAAAGCGATCAATGCAACCCGCATCTTGTCCAAAGAATACGATGAATTTGGTGGACACACAGCCAGAACAGAGCAACGTCTTGGTGATTTAAACAGAAAGCTAGACCGAGCCGAAGGCTATCTCAACGGACTAACCCCTGCAACGAAACGCGCCTCCAAAGATATGCAGGGATTAACAAAGCAAACTGGAAAAGTTGCAGATGCTCTCAGCCTTCTAACAAAGCTTGGCGTAGGAGCCGCCATCGCCAGTATGATGGGAGTTGCTAAAGACGCTATCGTTGATTTCGTTAAAGACAGCACCAAGGCGTATCAAGACTTTGATGACAACACTCGTCGAGTGTTCGCTCAAGCACCCCAGCTATCAGGCAAGATGCGAGAAACCATCGCCAGTGATGCAAAAATCATGGCCGTGGAGCTTGGCCGACTTCCAGAAGAAACCCTACCCGCCCTACGAAAAGCCTTGAACTTAGGCGTAAGCGAAACGGGATTAATGGGATCAATCTCAGATGCTAGCCGCATTGCTCGAGTTGAAAGCGCAGACCTCATAGAAACCTTAGTTTTAGGCGAATCTGTGGTTAATGCTTACGGCCGTGAAGTCACAAACGTCGGTGACGTTTATGACCGTCTTACCTTCATCACCCAAAACTCAAACCTTGAACTCAACGACTTGAATCAAGGCATGAACGGCATCATCTCAGCCGCCGCTGAAGCTGGTGTCGGCCTTGATGAAGTCTCAGCCGCTATCATCACCATGAATCGCCAGGGTGACGACTTTGGCGAAATCGGCGACCTGCTATCCAATGTTCTAACTCAGCTTACCATTGAAGGTTCCGCATTAGGTATGGCTTTCAAGGAATCAGCCGGAGTTGGCTTTGTCGAATTCAAACAAGCAGGAGGTAGTTTAATCGAAGGGCTTCAAGTCATGCAGACGCATTCGGAAGAAACCGGAGTCTCGTTACTGAACATGGTAGGTGGCTCATCTTCTTTCTTCCGCGATGTACAAGCCGCTCGTGGCGTTGTCGAATTAACCGGACGGCATTTAGATGAAATGGCACACATTTCAGAAGGAGCCGCCAACGCACTTGGCTTGACTGCCAAGTCGTCAGAGGAATTCGCTGGCTCTCTGCAATTTGCAAACGACCAAGCCGAAGCCTCAACAGCCGTTTTGAAATTGCAGATTGGCGAAGCCTTAGAGCCAGCAACCAGAAGATGGCTTGAATTAAAATTGGCGGCCGCCGAAGCGTTAGGCTCATTTGTAACCATCAATTCAGGAAGCGAAGAATTGCGAAGTACAATGGTCGAATTAGGAGCAGGAGTGCAACTGACCAGAAGCGCAATCGTGGCCGTAGGCAAAGTAACAACAGAAACAGGTGTCAGAATGGCAAATGCCACCGAATACACTCAACGATCTGCGATTGCCCAGAAACTAGTCACCGAAGGTTTTGAAGGAACCACCGCAGAATTACGGAATCTAATCGAAGCAGAGATTCAGCAAGAAGAACTGGCCGAGAGGCAAGTCGAGATTTACGCGGAACTAAGCGAGGTTACAGAAAATTACTATGGTACTGTCTATGGTGGTTTGGATGCCACCACCCATCAAACAGGACTAATAGAGGAACAAGTCAGCAATTACGAAGCCCTATCAGACATCACAACCCACTACGTTGGCGTGGCTTGGGAAGAACTAGACGTAGTTGCACAACTAAATAGCGTAACAGAAGAAGCAGAAGAACAAGCTACCGAATACGCCGCCGCTTTAGAGGCAGAAGCGTTTGCTCAAGCCGAGTCGCTAGCACTTTTAGAAGCAAAAGAGCAAGCATTCGGCCGTTATGCACTTCAAGCATTAGGAGCTATAGAAACCGAAATCAATTGGACAGATGAACTGTTCAAGTCTGCCGCGCAGAAAGGCGTTAACGTGGGCATGTTTGAAGAACTTGCCCGAGCATCCGGTGTATACGACGAGCAAACCATCACCACCATGATCACCCAAGCAAAGATGCGTATGGCCTTAGAGGAAGTTACGCAAGGACTTCAAGATGGTACATTATCAACCAACGAGGCCATTGGAGCCTTAAACACATTCTCAGGTACGCTTGAAAAAGATTACACAGCCGAATTCGATTATGCGTCAGTCGTTTCAGGAATAGAAGGAGCCAGAGCATTACGAACAGCCTTAGTAGAAGCATCTGGAAACTATTCAGCTACATTTACCACAACACACGAAACCAGAAATACGGCTCCTACTGGAGTTGGAGAGAATCGGCCGCGTCATGGCGGTGGTGATATTTACCCGAATCAACCGTATCTCGTTGGTGATGACCAGCAAGGAAACGTCATTCCTGGCGTATCAGAGTTGGTTTTTCCAGACCAACCTGGCTATGTGATGAGTGGTCGAGATACAGCCGAATTGTTTAATCGCCAAGGCTCTCAAACAAGCACCCCCACCCCAACTGAAATCAATTTCAATCTCACTTTACAAGGAGTGCATGAAGATAATGTCACTCAATTACTATCCGAAGCCCAGCAATCACTGCAAGAAGCTGCCCAAGAGCTGGGACTTGTACCGGAGTAAATTATGGCCGTTCTAACATTAGCTTATGCTCGACCCAAAAGTTTTGATACATTTCTCTTCGCCAGCGGTGTTGTACACACCCTGGAATGGGACATGGGAGAGTTGGAAATATTAGATGGATCCATTGAGCTACCGAGTGGTGGATTATATGATGCCTATGCCAGCGCAGATGCGCCCACCCGACCAGGAAAGCCAACATGGAAAGGTTTTTTATTAGGCAGCGCAGCAGATTGCAAGACTGCCTATGACGCACTGGTCGTTTTGCTACCAAAGAAAAAGGTGTTAACTCTCGAAGAACAAGATGGCAGCACACTCACCACAAACGCCAGAATCATTAAGTTCAAAGCAGATTTAAAAGAAGCCGAATTCGACTTCGGTCGACAAGACCTATCTGTCACATTCCAAATCTATGGTGATTACACGGAGATTCCTTGATGTCTTGGCAAACATTCAAGTGTTCAATCCAAACAAAAAGCGGAAGCGGCTTTTTCAGCGAAGCGACCATCGACAATGCCACCAATCCATCAGGCAGATTTGTATCAAATGGAATTGGTAGCGGAAGCTGTCTAGTTCCAGAAACCGACCCAAACATTGCAGAAGTTATTCGTGGTCGATTTGCCTACTGCTACATCAATGACAGTTTAGCACCTGCGGGACTGCCACTCACTGTTTGCTTTTTTATAATCCAAAAGATACAAAGAACCATTCGTAAAAAAGATGGTGTCATGATGCTGCAAATTAGCGGTGCTGGCATTTTTCACGAATTATCATATAGGAATATCGGGCTAAACGTCATCAGCGATGGGCTAACCCCACCTGGGCCATCTGCAACAGACATTGCTGACATTTTAGCCTATGGGCCACCAGACTGGACAAGCAGCAGCAACACAGCAAGCGGCACCTATCATGTAGGTGCTGGCGAAACCATATTCAAGATGCTGCAAAATGCCCGAGAGCAATCTGGTGAATACTTTAGATTTGCCCAACAAAACCCACCCACCCGTCTTATCACATGGTTAACTGCTCCTGATTCATCAGGAGCAACTTTGATAATGCCAGCCGATCCTTCCGTAGATGAAGCAGACAATACAAAAGGGATGATTCTTTCCTTTACAGAAACCGAAGGGCAAGACAGAGAAAACGTAACACGCATCCAGATACGTGGTGCTGGAATTGGAAATACAGCCCTATTAATCACGTTGGCAGAAACAGAAGTCACATTACCCGCTGGCATTTCGGCTAGTTGGCCGGATAGTATCTTAATTCATGATACTGCGGAATTAAGCAATCCTCGCATTGACAAAAATGTCACGTTTGCCAACGTTCAACCCGAAGATGCCACAACCGATGCAGAAACAACCGCAGCCGTCACTCTATACAACACAGCATTAGAATATCTCATACAAAGTCAAGTCGAAGCGAAAACATATCGAATCACTTGTACCATTCATCGAAATTTAAAACCTCTCCAGAATATAACCGTCAACTGGACAGACCCAATTAGCGGATGGAGTATCAACGAATCGCTCATCATTCAAGATGTTAGAACCAGCTTAAACAAAGCTGGCGCAATGATTCAGACATTAACTGTGTCAAATCAGGCAGCTTGGAAACCAGTTACAGCCGCCAGCAGCACATTAAAACAGCAAGGCAGTCACACCGACCAACTGCGACACAGTAATCCAGCTAAAGCTGGAGGCGGGAATCCAACCATTGACCACGGAGCTTTGACCGGATTGCTGGATGTTGTCGATCATCCTGATTACCTACTAGAAGATGGGACTCGACCCCTTACCGGAAATCTTGGCGTTGACCCAGGTATTACTATTGATGGCGTAGACATCTCTGTTCATGCCGTTGACGCTGACGCTCATCACAACTGGCCGTTGCTGGATGGAGACATCCCCAGCAACATGGTTCGTGATTCGCGTCTAATCAACACAGGCGACGGACTAAGCGGAGGAGGCGATTTAAGCGCAGACCGAACACTCGTCGTTGACCTAGATGTTACAAGTCTGCTCCAATTTGTAAGTGGAGAGTTAAGTCTGGATTCTAGCTCAAATCCAGGGGCAGCCGCCAAACTGCTAAAGACCAATGCGTCAGGACTTTTAGGAACCGAAGGACTTAGAGTTGGAGCCGCATCTCTAACAGGCACGGACATGCTACGCCTAGAAGGAAGTACCAGCAACATCGTTGTCACCACAAGCGGGACTAGCATAGGATTCTCAGGAAGTGGTGACCGTTATTTTCGTGCTGATGATACTGGAGGCCAAATCATCATAAGAACGAATGGCACCCCATCCAATGTCATGAAGTTCGGCAGTAATGGAGATATCACCTTTCACGGAAGTTTGTACAACAGCGTATGGGAAAAAGCAAGCAACCAGTTTTCTCTTGTAAATGGAGGGGGAGGCGAACTTCTCTTATTAGAAGAAAACATAAGACAAATAACAGCAGGAGACTTGACCCTACGCTCTGACACCGAAGACGTTATTTTGCGCGCAGAAAATGGAGCCGTTCAGCTTTACACAAATACGGACATATCCGGCCAAGACTGGGTAGACGGCTCAATAGGTTGGGGAGTCACATACGCCGGACATGCGGATTTTAGAGACATTACCGCCGACACATTGACCATTCAGAACTTCATTTCTGACTTGTCCATCGTGCAAGCTGGCTCCTTAATCGTTACCAGTTCAATGGCCGTTCTAAGCAGAGACTTCACCATACCAGCCACAACCACAACTATCTATGTTTATGATTTGCCAGGGAATCCAGATGTAGGCGTTTTCATTACTGGCGACTACATAATGATGAAATATGTAGACCGTTCCACAGGATTAGTCGTAGGCGAAGCATGGGGCACTGTCACCACCTACGCCAATTTAGCCAATGGTGAACAATCTTGGCTGTTCACAAAAGTATCAGGCACAACCAGCGATGTGATTTATACAGGCTCGACTGTGTTAGATTTTGGATCAAGCGGTGACGGCTATTGGGAAGCAACAGCCGTAGGAGCCAACCCACCCCATACCCACATCTCGACGTGGGTAACAGACCCATCTGTTCCAGGAAATCACACCGAGCAAGTCAGAATAGGAAACTTAGGAACTGATGGCTATGGAATAAAAAGCGGGAAAGTTCTCATTAATCCGGCAGGTATTAAGGTTGAAATTGACACAGCCTATTCTGATGACAGGTCTTACAATCTCGTGAATTCAGGAGGCACCGTCACAAGTCAGGTAAGAGGAATTGAATCAGGTGGCTCTCATGGCGCACAACTACGAGTTAATCATATCACAGGAAAAGATTCCTACGCCGACATCTACGCCTATGCCGAAGGCACAGATAATTCTATCATCAAACTAATTGCCCAAGGAAATACATACACAAGTCAAATCTCCTTAGATACAAATTTGGAATTCATTATAATTGATCCATCTCTCGGTTTTCTTGGCAATGGCGAAGTAAGAATTTATGGCGAATCCAGATTCTATTACGATGCTGAATTCAATGGCAATGTGCAAATCGACAAGATTCTGCATATGTATGATGGAAATGGAAGCGTCTTTTACAATATCACCCCATCCTCAGATGATACTGCATATAACACAGATAAAGGCATCCAAATACGCCCACAATCCAACCCGTTATCAGGCGACAATCTGTTCCGCGTTTTGTCAAGCGGAGGCGGCGAACGTCTGCGAGTAGAACATGATGGAGAGGTCTACATGAATAATGACCTCCGTGTTGGAATTGATTCCTATGTTCTCGGAGATAGAATTTCAACAAAAGCCGCTACAGATTACACAGGCTATATTTATGTGCCGTTACAAGATTTCATCAACCCGACTAATTTCACAAGTCTTACTAGCTCAGATGTTACTGGTACTCTTATAAATTTACCGTCAGCCGTTCCAGCAGATGCAAAAGCCATTCAGGTTAGTGTGGCAATGGACGCTGATACTGTCGGGGCAACGTTTTCGCTTGGGGCAGACAATGACAACAATGCAAGTCGTTTTCATTTTTCTGTGGAATGTACAAACACATCAGCATGGGCAAGAGGAAACGGAATCATTGCAATTAAATCAACTGTAGATCGTCGCATCTACAGACTTCACGACGCGAACGGAGGCACAATTGCAACTGTTAGCTGGGTAATTACTGGATATTTCATTTAAAAGGAGAAAATAAGATGGCAGAATTTACAGTTACAATCACAATTCCAGATGCTAAAGTGACAGATATGATTGACGCAATCGCCTTTATTCATCGCTACAAAGACCAAATCGAAGACCCACAGAATCCTGGCGAGTTAATCGCCAATCCTGAAACTAAAACTCAGTTTGCCCAACGCAGAATGAAGGAAGTGCTTATCAAAAAGATGAAGCAATTATATGATGGCTTTCATGCCCAGCAAGCAGAAAGAATCAATGACCTGTTATGACAACTAAAAACCAGAACATTGCAAGCGCCCCTCTGCTTTGGCCGCGACCAGTCCCCAATGCCGTCTGGTCAATGTTCTGTAACATATACGTGTCCGGGCGCAGCTGCACCGGCCACAATATGTTACAAATTGCGCTGCAATTGGTAACACTTATTCGCCTTCAGATCTTCGGCCGACAGCCTGGCCACCAGCAAACGTTACATAGGAGAGTGTAAAATGGCACCTACTTTAAAGAATAAGTTAAATACAATACAGGAATTGCTAGGTGTTGATTCGGCCGACGCCGCGATTCAAGCAATCGCACAAAGCAAGCAAGTTCTACAGGCAACCCCCATGTACTTGACTTTGACTATTTCACCAACGGGAGTATTAAGCTTTGGCAGTTCCTTAGACAAGATACAGCCCGAAGATTCAGAAGGCATTTTCAATGCTTCTGAGCGATTAATAAATGGACTAACCATAGTTGGTAAAACGTTGCAAGATTTACAGCGAGAGCAAATCAAGAAAGAACGGCTCTCGCTACGAACAAATGGACAGGCTAAATAGGAGATTACGATGGCAGATTATATTGAGTTACATGGCATATTCAAGGAAAGAGCTTTAGAGAAAAAGCTACTAGTAGCTTGCATGAAAGCGGCACAGCTTATTTTGACAAATAACGACACCCCCGAGAAGTTGGCCGAGCCAACTTCGCCGTGGGCAGATTCCAATCACGCAAATAGGGCAAAATGGGCAGCGAGCGTCATTCGCAATCCGTTGGTCATTGCTCAACGAATGCAACCATACGTCATTGTGGCAAATAGTGGTCAAACACTTTCAGCTATCACAGGTGCATCTGATACGCTAATCCAAGACAACATCAATGAAGCCATTGATGAATTAGCCATCGCCCAATTCGGATAAGGAGCCAGATATGGCAATCACATCAACTGAAATCCAAGTAGAATGGGCAACAGCAGATAGTAAGAGCGTCGGCGCAGGAAACACTGAACTTAGCGATAGTGCCGCAATTGAGGCAGCGGCATTTATCGCCAGTGTCACGCTCAAGGCAGATAACAACGGAACTCCCTCATCAGATGGTCAAGTTACCTTTGAAATTTCTTACACAACTGGCGACCCTGATGTTGATCCCGATTCAGCAGACGAGTATGACACGGCATTACATACCACATTTTTAGCAACGTTAGACACCTACCTTGAAGACCCTGCCATCAAAACTGTACCGATCAATGCAGCCGTTAATGCTGTCAAGATTCAAGCAGTTAATCTAGCAGCAACCGATGGTATTACCGTATCTGCACAAATCTTAACTAAGGAAGGATAGAGTTGGGTTTCTATAGAGGCAACACTCTAAAATATCCTGGGACATATCCCAGGCTAATTTTAAATAAATCACATTGGCTTGCAAATCATGTACTCGCCTATTATCCGGCCGTTTTCGGACATGGAAATCGTGTCATCGATCTGTCTGATAATCGAAGAGATGGCACATGGGTAGATAACGATACCAGAATTGCATACGGAAATGGCATAGGCGCGGCCTTTAATGGCGTAGGCAGCACAGGCCATTATTTTGACGTTGGGAATTGGAACACAGATACAGTATCCATCACCATTTCGTGTTGGGTTTATTTAAATACAACTTCTGGCGATCAAAGAATTATTGCAAAAGCGACAGGAACAGCTTCAAATGATCATTTTTGGATGCTAGGAACAAATGGAACCAATTGGCGTATCCGAATGAAAGAGCAAAGTTTCGGAACAGCAACCTTAGTCGGTGGCACAGCATCAACCGGACAATGGTATCATTTTATTGGCATGTACGATACCAATCAAGCAAATGAAATGAGAATTTGTATTGATGGCAGCAATATAGCAACCGCGTCACACGGCAGTAGTCTGGTCAATGATTCCACGGCCACCATTCGGATGCTTGGTACTGTTGGAGGAGCTAATAGCAATTATTTAGATGGTTATATGGCTCATCCGCAAGTATTCAATATTGGCCTGTCGGATGCTCAATGTGAAACATTGTACAAAGAAGGACCAGACGCGCTACTGATTCCAGAACCAAGAATCTTTGGATTTTCGTCAGACGTTTTTAAATCAGTCAGCGACATTGGAGGAGGCGTAGGCAGCATAGCCGCGCTAACTGTAGATGCTACAGTTAGCGAAACCGGAGCAGGAGCAGACGCTCCTGGCGCGATTGCAAACACAATCCCCCCACTCGCCGAAGCCGGAGCAGGAACAGACGCTCAAGCAATTGGCGTAGGACTGACAATTGCGGAAACCGGAGCAGGTGCAGACACCCCTGGCGCAATTGCCGCAGGGCTGACAATTGCCGAAGCCGGAGCAGGTGCAGACGCTCCTGGCGCGATTGCAAACACAATCCCCCCACTCGCCGAAGCCGGAGCAGGAACAGACGCTCAAGCAATTGGCGTAGGACTGACAATTGCCGAAACTGGAGCAGGTGCGGACACCCCTGGCGCAATTGCCGCAGGGCTGACAATTGCCGAAGCCGGAGCAGGTGCGGACAGCATTTTAAGCCAGGTTTTAGCAACTATCGCAGAAACGGCCGTGGCAAGTGATTCGATAAATCAAATCACTGTGTCATTGACACCACAAGAAACAGGCACGGGAACCGACCAGTTAGCCGGACTAACTGTTCAATTCACCGTCACCGAGGCCGGAGCCGGAAACGATTCGATAAATCAAATCACTGTATCGTTGACATTGAGCGAAACAGCAAGTGGCACAGAAGCCGTCGATGTCATTGGCGACATTCTAAAGTCTGTTTCCGACACAGGAACAGGCAGCGCAACGATAGCCGCTACTGTCAGTCTGACAGTTTCCGATTCTGCCACAGGAACAGACGTTCAATTAATTAACAATTTGCTCCAGTTAGTTGAAAGTGCCATAGGAACAGATCAAATATCTTCTATCGGCGCAAGCATCAGCGTTGCAGATGCCGCCGCCGCCAGTGAATTGATAGGACAAATCACAGCCGCTTTTGCAGTTTCGGATGCAATAACAGGTGCGGATTTAATCACTATATATGGTGATGAAAAACAGATAGTGACAATGACATTCGTGTTAAAGAAGCGAATTACAACGTTCGTTCTTAAAATACGCTCTGCTACTTTTTCGTTGAAAAAGCGCACAGCAACATTTACTCTCACCCACGGAGGTATGAGAATATGAAATTACAATCAGGAATAAAGTTACAGCCCACATGGAGATTTACAAAGTATAAATCTCAAGAGCATTTTGAAAACGGCAAGCATTACGAAAAGAACGAGATTGTCGGCAATCTCCTTCTTAATGAAGGCATCACCGCATTGCAGAATTTGCTCATAGGTGCAGCCGAAACAGCTTTCAGTAATGCGAATTCATACATAGGTGTTGGAGATAGTGCGACTGCGGCCAATGCCACCCAAACCGGATTAATAGCCGCCACAAATAAGCTGTACAAAGCCGTAGAAGCGACTTACCCGTTAATCGCAGCACAAACAACCACATGGAGAGCTATTATGGGCTCTGGCGATGCTAATTGGGCTTGGAACGAGTTTACCGTTGCCAGCGGAAGCTCAGATGCAGCCGATAATCTAAATCGACTTGTAAGCGCACAAGGAACCAAGGTCACAGGACAAGTATGGACTGTCGATTTAGACATCTTATGGAGCTAATGGCACATGGATACAATCAGAGAGGGAAGTTCGGCCGATCTTGAAGTTAGTTTTTTTGATGTTTCGGCCGTTGCCGAAACTCCCGCAACAATTAACTATAGAATTGACGACATTAGAACAGGAGCCGCCGTCAAGGCATTAACACTGGTCAGTTCTGCCTCGGTGGTAACAATTCCGGTCACCAAAGAAGAAAATACCCGAGTCGGCACAGGTGGCAAAGAAGAACGAAGAGTAACCGTCATTGCAACCTATCCAAGTAACGGTCAATTGATTTCGGAATATGTTTATCAAATTTTGGACGCAGAACATTATCCTGCCTAATATGTAACAGATAATCGCCGGCAAAAACCAGCTCAGGCAATATCTGTTACAAGAAGAAACAGCGCAGTAGATGAATAATTCTTATGGCATCACAACCCACCCTAAAAACTCGCATCACCAGATTAGAGCGCAAACACGACATTTTGGTGCAAGTTTTAAGGCAGCATATCGGCCTTGTTAAACGCGAGTTGGTTGCTCTTCACAATGCCGCAGAATCAGCAAACGGCAAGGAGAAAAACCGGACACAAAAAATACGTGACATTTTAACAAGATTTAAGGAGCGACTTGATGAATTAGAAGCAATCGTCACAAATCGAAAGGAGGAAAAAGTCAAACGCTGGGAATGGAGTATTGCGATATTCCCTCTTATCGAACATGCGTTTGATGAAGAAGAATTAATCAGTTTGTGTTTTGATTTAGATGTAAATTACGATGATTTAATTGGAGAGACTCATTCAAATAAAAGCCGTAGTTTAATCACATATTTTGAACGTCGGAAAAGTTTAGATCAGTTATTAGATTATTGTCGGAAACTCAGACCTAATTATGATTGGCCTGAATTGCCACAAACAAAGGAATTAGTATTATGAAACTCTTTGGAAGCAAAAAAGCCACTGTAACAGCCGTTGGAGCCGGAAGCATTCTCGCACTCGCGCCCCTACTCGTCTATCTAATCCATCTAGCTCTGCCAGATGTGCCTCAAGAACAGATTTTAGAATTCGTCACTTTAGTGTTAGGCGTTATTGGAGGACTTCTCGCCAGCTACAATGTGGCTCAAGGTTATGCCGATGGTAACCCCCCAGGATTCAAAGAATTGCTAGCATCTATCAGCGAGGAGCCAAGCGCAAAGGAATAAATACTTGACATTCATAATTATTCGTTGTACCATGCTTGTCATATTACGTCCCGCGTCGGGACAAGCGCAAGGATGGTAACATGCCCAATTCAACGTCAAGCAGAAATATTCGGCCGACACTCGCTCATTATGTTGTGCATCTTGTACAGCAAGATGCAAAAAGACAAGGTATCAACAATGCCGCTATGCTAGCTAGCATTGTCGTCAATCATTATGTTCAATCAGGATTGTACAATCCTGATGAACATGCAGATTTGACAAAGGAGCAGATAAAAGACCTAGAAAGATAAAAACTAATGTCAAGACAATAGCACTCTTCCCCCATCCCATTGTCCCTATCTAATTAAATCTACAATCAAACTAATGCAAAAATATAGGTAAGCAATAATGTCAACTCAGACTCAGTTTCAAGAAGTAGAAGACTTTGTAAGAAACATCAGAGGAGCCGGAGCCAGCATATTATGGGTGCTGCTGCTTTCTCGGCGAACGTTAACTAAGGCAGAATTAGAGCAAGCCACAAATTACAGTGATGCGCCAATTCGGAAGGCTCTACATTGGCTTGCTAGCAGAGAATTTGTTATGCATCATGGCAAAAATATTGGGTGGAGCATCAACAGGCAGCACCCCCTCCCCTTCTGGTCGGCAATATTGGATGATCCAGATAATATGGACTTCCTTCCACAGAACCCTGAACTTATCCCCAATCCCAAAGAAGATAATCCTCAAAAGATGGATCAAGTCGAAGATAATCCTCAAAAGATGGGGATTATCCCAGCCTATAGTAGTATAGATAGTAATAGATCAGATGAAGATGAAGAGAATCTACCTACTACTACTCTACTAGATCAAAATCCTCAAAAGATGGATCAAGCCAACACTGTCGAGTATTGGCTTGCCCAGGCTGGGATTATCAAGAAGACCTATCATTGGCTAGAAATCATGGGCATGAATTTAGACGTTCACTACGTAAAGGCGCACGTCCTTGATTTTCTATACGCCAATACTCCAGAGGGGAGAAAAAAAAGGGATAAAGTTTACGAGTCTGGATTGCTCATCTTTCGGTTAGAAAGAGGCTGGAATCAGCCCATGATGCGATGCGAAACATGTTTTGAAAATCCTTGCAAATGTGCAGTTCCGAAACAGTATGAAGGCATCATCAAGCGATAAAATCAGAAAAGAAAAGGAAACTAAGATGGAACAAGAAACTACATTTATGGACAAGATGGATCGGTTAAATGAGAATCTGAAATCAGGACAACAACTGGTCAGAATGGCAGCGCACGTCGGCAGCGACACAATTAACACAATATCGGAAGTCGTGGCACTTCTTCCATTATTGGAAATTGTTGTAACAATTGGTGTTTTTTATGGGACAGAGATGGGACAACGATATGGATTAGAGGTTATTGTAGGACTCGTTTTCTCTCAAATGGCCGCGCTTTACCTAGTCAATCACTACAGGGACATTGCAATGCATCCGATAGGGCAAGCCGCAATCTATTTCGGTGTCATATTAGGAGCAATGAATACCATGCTGGTGGTATACATTGCCATTCTAGGAATCACGCTAACAAACACGTTAGCCATCTTCCCAGGAGTCAGCGCAGGAATCGCAATTCTGTTTTATTATACGGCTAAGTTATTCACACATGAACGAGTTTCTATCCGTCTGAAATTACGTATTGTGGCCGAAGTACAAATCAAGAACTTAAAACGTCGTGCAGCCGCAGATGACGCATTAGCAACCATCAAGGATGGTATGCAAAAAACCCGTCTTAAGATGGAAGAAACTGCATTAACGTCTTTGGCACAAGACTCGCGAATCGCCGCGATTCAAACACGAGCGATGTACACAACGCTCGTCAAAGAAATCATGGATCAGTACTCAATTAAGCCGCATTCAAAATTAGGAAAGCAATTGCTAGGTTTAGTTGAAGAAGCATTACACGGCGCATCAGAATCGCCATTCGATGACGCTCAATTTTTAGATACTGTTCTCAGCGAAAAGCCAGAAGCACAGCCAGCAACCAACGGAGCCGGGCAAGGTTTTTTAACCTAGCGCCCACTCGGCACATTCCGCAATGTGCTGTTTGTTTAGGCGCATTAGAAAGAGAAACTCGGAAAAGAAAATATCATCCAGGCTGTTCACGAACAGCCGCTAGATGGCGAAAAAAACGACGAGCCGAGTTAAGAATTCTCGGCTCCAGCCATCAAGCCGGATGTGTTGCATGTGGCACCAAATTGGATGCAGACCGATGCGACCATTGGTTTTGCTCAGAAACATGTAGAGAATGGTGGTACATAAAGCGAAGCGAAAGAGAAGCATGGCACACTCAACGAACCGAGGCTTTAACATAAAACCCTTGACATGAAAAGACACGTTTGTTCCGACAAACGTGTCTCAAGGAAAGCAGTCATGTTTTACATGACTGAAGGATTTTATAGGAATCAACATGACTCCGCAAGAAAGACGAGAACAAACTGAAAAAGAAATGTATTCAGCAATCTTCAAAGGGATTGCCAACGAAGCCGCCGCAAAAAATATAACATTTGAACTAGAATTTGATTTCCGCACTTTATACACTCTCTTTGTCGCCGTAAATCAAATAGCAGAAGAATTCGTCAATACACCTGCACATTCAATGCTACTTTCTATGCTAGGTGGTTTTAAAGACATGCTAGCAGCCAGCGATCCGTATTTGACGAAAATCTTAGACATGATAGCGCACGAAGAAAACCTCAAACAATTACCCAGCGTAACCGAATTGGCAGTAACCATTTTCCTCAAAGAAAATGGAGAACAAGAGGTAAGTTTTAGACGACCAAGAGATTTTTTTCATCCCGTAGCATTAACACAAGATGACATCACAGATATAAGCATGAGAGAGGCAGCAGGATTCTACTACAAGCCGATTACAATCAACATCGGGACTACATCTGTCTATTGCCATGCTTATACAAACAAGCGATTTTTAGATAATAATCTTACATGGCTAACCGTGTTTGCTCCATACATTCGTCAAGCTTACATAGCGCACAAAAAAGACCAGATTCCCAAGAATTATCCCATTCGGCCAAATGAACCGCCACGTCCTGATGATTGGTGGAACGAACAGATTTTAGGAGCAAGACCCAAATGAAATACGATCTAACCATGCCCACACGGCCAGAGGTTGTAACAAATCTTCGCGAAGTTAGGAAAAGCGAAGAACTAAACGAGAGATTTGGATTAGAAGAAGCAGCACTCCTCGCTAAAGCTTGTCGTTGTTTTGGCCTGACTACCGAAGAAGTTACGCACATTCTAGGCATTTCATTTCATATTGTTTTTGAAGATGGCGAGATAAAAGAGGAGTATAGATAGATAGATAGATAGATGAACGGCCGTTAATTGCACTGTTGCCAGTACAATTAACGGCCGAAGGAAGAACAAAAAGATGAAATCAGTAGAGATTAGAATACAAGGCTCGGAATTGCAGATAAGAAGATGGATGCAGTATTTTAATGCTCGATTCAAATTAGCTGATGTATCTGAACTTCTTGAAAACAGCAATCCTCAAAAATTCAGAGTTTATTTTCAGGCTAATATAACAGAAGAACAAGAGAAAATGTCATGAAAGATTTAATCAAGAAAATGCTGGAAGCCAATGAAGAATCGCATCAAAGATACAGCAAACAAAACCAGATTCTAACGCTTATTCCTAAAGATGGTTATTGCGATTTGCGAGTCGCACATGCCAAAGTTTATGCCGACCTAAAAGAACGTCACAACATAGTTCACGCCGCCAAGATAGCCAATAGAGAATTGGAAATTATCACGATTAATTACCGTTGGGAATTACATCAAAAACTCGAAGGAAAAGATGGCAAGATTTATGCAGCCCATACTCTGACTTGGGAGATCATGAAAAATGCTAACCTCTTTGATCACAATGCTCTGATAAGAACAAAGATAATTGAAGAGTTAGAATACATGAAGCAAGCAAGCATCAAATTAGAACGGGAGGCGATAGTCGTTTTAGACAACAAAAACAAAAAAGCCGAGCATCCACGTCTTTTATAGTCGCTTCATTTTTTAGACTTACCCCTTTAACTATACGAAAGGAGGATTTATGAGTCGCTTGCGCGTTCGGCAATATCGGGAATTGTCAGCATTCACGCAGGTGCTATTACAATCGGTCAAACATTCAGACATTACACCACTCGTCTACATAGGAACAACAGAATCAAACAATAAATCAAATTTGCTATTTGTACAGTTTAAGATCAGTTTCCGTATCTACTCAATCGGTGTTGAACTTAACCAACAGGCATTACCAAAGAGCTTAGAACCTCTCATCAAAACCATTGAACTGCACCTTAAAAATCACATACCAGGATTACCAATCGTTCCAGGTGTTTTACATCATCCAGTCAGTTTTAAACCAGGAAGTTTCCCTAATGAGTGAACACGAACAATTAACCGCAAAGGCAAAAGCTGCTCTAGTTGTGTACTTAGATCAAAAGCATCCTAACCGAAGACATTACGAAGAACTTTTGTATCTTCAAGCAGTTATTGAGGCTGACCGAATTCCTAGAATAGTTTTATACGAGACTTTAAAGGATAAATGGGGATATACGTTTATTGATGGAGTATGGGTAAAAGATTTGAAATTTTCTCCTTTTTAATTTATTTTCTCTTTTTTTGTGGGCGAGTAACTGCTTAAGGCAGTTACCACTTTCGGCCAAGGGATGATAGAACCCTTGGCCTTTGTCGTTTTTTGTGGCATCGAGCCACGAAAAAACGACCATCGCTCAAACGCCGACGATGGTGGCTTTTTAAGGAATCGGCCAGGAGCCGATAATTGATAATTATCATGGAAGCAGGTGCAGACGCACCTGTCATATTACAACCCTCGCGCTCCTTGTTAGCCCGTCCGGTGGACGAGCGCGAGGGGAGGGGGGGCAAATCCTCTCGAATTTTCTACGTGCTGTACTCTGTCTATTGCCCACTCCGCGCACTTCACGGAACCACTCTAAAAGCCACTCAATACCTTATTTCTGGACATCCACCTCTGGTTTCGCTTATAAACGACACGACGTTTCACTAGCTTACTACAAGGCTAGATTGTCCCCACAATTCAACCTGTGGAGTCAGCATTGCATCTTATCAGCCCTTTACTGGCAGGTCTGTTCGCTGTCATCGAGATATTATCGGGCTACAACCCCATCCTACTGGGTCAATCTTTATCACTTCCTTCTGCTCCTATCTCTTATTGGGTTGTAAGCTGCTGCGGATGACTGATTTCGCGTTACTCGTAAAATGCGTTTTTGTTTAACGTTTATCCTCCTTGATTAAAGCGAAAACTAGCTATTCTGTAAAGGGGCAAGCATGTACTATTAAATCTCGAAGACGAGATTTAACAGTACCCCTTTACAGTCGCGAGATTTTAGCTCCTTAATCAGTCAGAACATTAAACAAACGCATTTACGGTAACGGAAATGGTCACCCGCAAGGCTTCCAACCTATAAGAGATAGGGCAGAATACAGTGAAAAGATGACCCGAAGGTGGGGTTTTGTACCCGCTAATACTCTCGACGCGAACGACCGCCGTAAAGAGCCATAAGAGCAAGCTGACCCACAGTCGTGGGAACAATCAGCCCCAGTAGTAGCTAGCTGAAAGTCTATCTATAAGCGAAACCGAGGTTGGATGTCTGAAATAAGGCACCGAGTTGGTTAGAGTAGCTCCCGCGAAGGCGCGGGCGGGCATAGACAGGTACTAGCACTTGAAAATCCGAAAGGATTTCAAGGAAAAAAAGTAACTGGAAATTACTTTTTTTCCTTGTTTTGTTTTTTTATTAAAAGATTGGGCATGTGAAGAACATGCTCAATCTTTTGCTAAAGAATAAGAGTTTTAAGATTTAAGATTTTAGGAGAAAGAAAATGTCATTACATGAATTTACACCCAAAACCGTGCGCGTCTTAGTTGCTGGCAACGTAAGCTACAAAGTTTTAGAAGCAAAACTAAACCACTTGTTCTTAACGAACAATTCGGCCGCAGACATCCAAATCGTTCATACAAACAACCTTAAGAACAGCGCCGAAAACGCCGCTCGAAAATGGGCGCGTAAGCACAGCATTCAATTAGTTCGCTTTGTTCCAAATTGGTCGGACTTGAATCAGCCCGATGCCGTAATTAGCAAGAACAAATACGGCAAATTCGACAAGAAAGCCGGAATCCGCAACACGCAAAGCGCCACAGAATACGCTACGCATGTTGTCATCTTCGACGACAATAAGAAACTCAACAGGCTAACTAAAACAGTCAACAGCTTCGCTAAAGCCGCCCAATGCCACATTCGCAAATACGCTAAAGATGGCAAAGCCCATCGCGTAATTACTCAATTATCATTCTTTTAAGAATTCAGGAATAGGAAAAAC